ATGTTAGTTTAACAAATGCATCTGCAGGAGAATTGAGTAGCTCATTAGTGCCTGGAGCATTGCATCTCTGCAACTTTAGTACAACTGATAACGATGTTACTATAAACTTTAATAGTGCGTTACCTGGTGATGTTTATAAGTTTCTTTTCAACCCAGGCATGTCTGTTGGAACCGGTGTTACCTTTACATTCGATGCTACTACTCTGTATGGACACGTAAGTACCCAGACTACATTTGGTGGTTCAAATTTTGTTGCTTACACAGCAAGTAATGTTCCTCAAATTGTGAACAACTCTGTAGGGAATTTTTATAAAGGTGATTACTTTGAATTTACAGCATATGCGGCTGGAAGAGTTTATTTTAATGGACGAGTTGGAGATGCTAACAAATACGACTTCTCAGGCTAAAAAAAGTTTGCAAAACTGTTGACTTTCTGGATTATTTTCCGGATATTAAAAGTTATATATTAACATTTAAAACATTAAATATACTATGTTACTTACAACTTCATTAATAATTAGCACCTTTATCAATATTGCATTAGCAATTGTAATATTTCGAAATAATAATACTAGAAAAGATTTACAATTCAAGGTTAAAGCTATTCAAGGATGGGCTGATGAAGCCTATAAGAAAATTAAGAAATTAGAAGAGACTAGAAATTCCCTTCTCGAACATGTATCAAATTTAGATTCTCCTCAAAAGAAAAATGGTACAAGAAAGAAAACTAGACGTTCTCCAAAAAAGAAATAAAGAGTGGATAATTATTATAACGCGTTAGTGAGTAGTGGTTTTTTGTCAAAGGCAAAACGTCAAATAAACAAAGCGGCTGCTATTATATATCCACCCACTCTACCATCCATATCCGAGATAAAAGGAGAGTGGATGTGGCATTTTGATCGCAATGAAAAAAAACTTGACTTCGATTATTTATGCGATGAACTAGAGTTGTTTAGCCACGTAATTGATAACCTAGATCAACTCGATGAAGAGCATGATGTGATGGTTTTAAACGCGTTTGATATCCTTATATACGCAAGTCCAAACAAAAAATCTATAAAAAAATCTGTTCTTTTAGATTTCAAAGAGCAGGGAATGATTCCTTATTATATCACAAAACGCAAAGTAAATGGCCGGTTTTTGTGGTTTTGTCTTACCTGGACAGTGTTTCCTTTTGAACCTATTAGCGAAAATTAGCATTTTTGGAAAAAAAGTTGTATAGTTACTACTATAATAGTCACATAAGTACAAAGCTATGCAAGAAATAGAATGCCAATGTTGCGGACAAGTTTTTAGAAGAGATTACGTTGCTCCTGGCACTAAATTAAAAATGTGTTCTGATTGCGTAAGAGAATCTTGGGACCCTAACGATCTTCCTAAACCTAAACGACCTTCTGGATTTCATAGAGGGTGGAAGTTTATGAAAGTGTTTGTGCATGAGAATGGTACTGTGTATCATAAAGGTGTAGAACAGCCTGATCTAAAAGGTACATTACCTGCAACTCCTAGAAAAGAAACAAAAAAAGACACAAGAACTAAAGCACAAAAACAACGAGATCGTCAAGATCTTCTTGTAAGTATTAGTAGATTAAAAAAAGAAATAAAAAAAGAAAAGCGTGTTACATATAGACGTAAATTAGAAAGTAAGCTAAAAAAGTTAAGCAAACAGTTATGAATTATACAGCCGAACAGTTACAAGAGAATTATAAAACCTTTCTATCCTTCATTGATCAATACATTACTGGAGAAAGAAAAGAAAAGTTAAAAAAGTTATACACAGATCATGAAGAGCGTATCATGATGATGCCTGCCTCAGGTACAGCTCACTATCACAATTGCTTTATTGGTGGATATGTAGATCACGTCATACGTGTTATGCAATGTGCATTAGATGTAGATGAGCTTTGGAGTAAGCATGGTGCAACAAAAGATTATACTACAGAAGAATTAATATTCTCTGCAATGAATCATGACTTAGGAAAAATAGGAACTGAAGAAGCTGAGCAGTATATTCATAATCCATCTGACTGGCATAGAAAGAATCAAGGAAAGCTATACACAAACAATCCAGTTAATGCTTTTATGACTGTTCCAGATAGAGGATTAAAACTTCTATATGATAGAGGTATCACTATTACTGATAACGAGTGGTTTGGAATCAAACTTCACGATGGCATGTATGAAGAAGCTAATAAACCATACTACGTTAGTTGGAATCCGGATAGCGCTTTGCGTACTAATCTTCCTTATGTGTTACATCAAGCAGATGCAATGGCAGCTCGAATCGAGTCTAATATGCAAAAAGGTGAACCAGTAGCAACCTTTCCAGAAAAGAAAACTTCTAAAAGAAAAAATACAAGCGTTACAGAATCAGATAAGGATAATCTGAAAAACGCGTTTGATCAATTATTCAAGTAATATGTTAGTAGCAGTTATAACGCTGTCTGTTTTGTTAGCTGTAGCAATATGGCTTCTTA